AGAGCCAACTCAAGCGTGATGTCATGTTCGAACAGGTGATAGGGAATAAACGGATTGTCATCGATTCAAAATTCCGTATTATCCAAGAGGGCATTTGATGACTCATTTTAGGAAAAAGAAATTTTGTAATATTTTTAATCCGAAAAATTAAAGTAGTATGGTACAATTAACTGATGAACAGAAAAATGACGACCTCGTAAAATCATTGCTTGGCAGTGGGTTTACAGAAGAGGTGATTGCTGGTTGGATTGAATCCGGCTCAATCAAATTGGAAAAGTCGGTTCAAAGTGGTCCGGATGACCATGGCGAAGGCGACGGTGATGGAAATCACGAGAAGAAGGAAAAAGACAAGGGCAAGAAAGACCCTGACAAGAAAAAGGAAGAGGACGATGACGACCCCGACCTCGAAAAGGGTAACGGCTGTGGCGATGGCGACAAGAAAAAGGACGATATCACCAAGTCAATTTCTGCCGACATCATCAAGAGTATTGAGGACGGCTTGCTTGGCAAGTTCAATCAGTCTCAGGATGACTTGATTAAGTCTATTCCGGCTATCGTAGAAAAGGCTCTGGAGCCGATTACTGACAAGATTGAAAAATCTTTGGACGGTATGCGACAGGCGATTATCGCTTTCGGAAACTCGGCTCCGGAGTTTAAGAGTGCTGGTCTGAGCAAGGCTATTATCGAAAAGAGCATTGAACAGGGTGGCGGTGCTAAGGACGAGGATGACAAAACTGTCTTGAGTATCTCAAGAGACCGTTCAGTTGTTCGTGAGTTGATTGCCAAATCAATTGAGGAGGAAAGCGACCCCGAAATCCAGAAGTCTTTGCGTGAGAATACAACTGCCTATTTGCTTGACCCAATCTGTGGGGACATCGGTAAAGACGCAGCCTTGTATATGTACAACAAGAAGAACGTCCGTCTCGTGAAATAATTTCGTACGAAACTTTAAAATAAATATACGAAAATGGATTTATTCAATTACAATGGAACGGAAGCTACAAATCCGTTGGAAAGTATGTCTTCGGATGAAATCTTGAAGGCGATGGAAGCAGGTCTGTTGACTGGTATGCAGTACAACGACCAATTGAATAACGGTGGAGGTCTGAGACCTGAATCCTTGGATTCTGTGCTGAAGAACCTTGAAAACCGTTTGGACCAGTTGGTGTTCTGGAATGAGTTGAACCGTCAGAAGATTGACAATACTGTTCATCAATACAATCAGTTGTACAAGTATGGTCAGGAAGTGGGCATCTTCAATCAGGAAGGCGAAACTCCTACTGAGACCGACTCTGTATATCGTCGGAAGTCAATCGTTGTCAAGTTCACAGGTGTGACTGGACAGGTTACTCATCCGGGTATGATTGTCAAGACTGTCGTTGGTTCACTGTACACCAAGGAAGTTGAAAACAAGACCATCTTGCTTCAGACCATCCTGGACAAGAAAGTGATTGACGCTGACTCGGCAAAAGTTCCTGAAGAGTTCGACGGTGTATTCGCACAGCACATCGCTGGTATCAACGATATCACAGGTGGCTTGCTGGGTAAAACTTCTGAACAGGTGCTTGACGCTTACTTCGGAGACCCTGCCGTACTGAACGCAAACGGTTCTGTTCTGAATGACGCTTTGGTTGAGGACGCTGCTCAGGCAGTTGTAAACGACCGAAACGGTATCATCGACCGTATCGTTTCTTCTCCTGTCGTATTCAACAACTACGTGAAACTCTTCCATGAGTCTAAACGTGTTATCGTTGGTATGGCTGGTGGCGTTGTGGGCGCAACTATGGGTCAGTCGGTAAACGACATCACCACTCAGTTTGGTAAGGTGAACATCAAAGCGGACAAATACTTTGACTTCAACCAACCGATTAAGTTGGGTCGTGGTAAAACTTCTGACAAGGCTCCGAATGCTCCTATTAAGGATGTTACGACTCCGGTTGCTGTTGCCGTTGACGCGAAGGGAATGTTTGGTTCTGTTCACGCTGGTAACTACTTCTATGCTGTTACAGCAAAGAACCGTTACGGAGAGTCTGAACCCGTTCTGTTGAACGACGCTGAACAGGCTGTTGGCGCAACTCAGTCCGTGACTCTGAAGTTTGCTGGTGCGAACTCTTCGGCTTATCCTGAAACCTGTTATGTCATCTATCGTACCGAAGCTAATCCGGTCGATAAAGGCACTGCTGATTTCTATCCTATCTTCGAAGTTAGCAAGACTGAACTTGCTGCTGGCTGGGACGGTGCT